GATGGTTTTATTGTAATAGAAAAAGTAGATCAAGATGCAACTAGTACAACTTTTGGAAAATACATAAATGAAACAATTCAGTACACAGGTAACAATACAGGTACGGGAGTTTTATCTGGATTAACAAGAGGCACAGCTTCTCCATTTAGAGGAATAACTCCGCCTAATACTACAGCAACAACTCATGCAAACGGAGCAAAAGTTTTTGGATCATATTTAGCAACAGCAATTGCAACTACTGTAGAAGTTGGTCCTACATTACCGAACGGAACACAAGCAACAGAACAACAATTTAATTCTATAACAGTGCCTTTAGTATCTAATGCTGGAAGCACAGCAACAGGAGGCGGTTTTCAGTGTACAATTGGACCCGTTAATGATAGAGCTTAATCATGGCTGGATATACATACTCAGAATTAACAACAGATATTAAAAACTATACAGAGGTAGATTCTAATGTATTTACTACTGCTATTATAAACAGATTTTTAGAAAATGCAGAACATAGAATTAATTTAGATATACCGATGGATTCTGACAGACTTCAAGCAGAATCACAATTTGCACAAAATTTTAATAGTATTACGGTTCCAACAAAAGCTTTGTTTATAAGAGGTGTACAAGTATTTAATTCTACTGCTGCTGTTACAGAACAAGGGTTTTGGTTAGAAAAAAGAGACCAAACTTTTATTACTGAATATGTAGGAGAAGCTACTGGTCCTTCCGGTGGTCAAGCTGCTCAAAACGTAAAAGGTTTACCTAAGTATTATTCTATGTATGGTGGTGCAACAACAGGAGCAAATACTGCTACTTCAGGAGCTATTTATGTAGCACCTACACCTGATCAAAATTACAAATATATTATTTATTATAACTCACTTCCAGTTGGTTTAGAGACTAATACCGCTGGAACTTATGTAAGTAATTACTTTCCACAGGGTCTATTATATGCATGTTTAGTAGAAGCTTTTATGTTTTTAAAAGGTCCAACAGACATGTTGACACTATATGAAAATAGATATAAAACTGAACTACAAAAGTTTGCAGCAATGCAAGTTGGAAGAAGAAGACGAGACGATTACACGGATGGTACAATAAGAATTCCAATCGAGTCACCGCCTCAATAATTAGGAGATAAAAAATTATGACAATAGCATCAGCAGTATGTAACAGTTTCAAAACAGAGGTCCTAGAAGCTAAACACAATTTCTTAGCATCTGGAGGAAACACTTTTAACATAGCTTTATACACAAGCTCTGCAACTTTAAATAAATCAACAACAGCGTATGCAACAAATCCAGGCGGTGGATCTAACACTGAAATTACTAATACATCAGGATCAGCGTATTCTGCAAAAGGAAAAGCATTAACAAGTGTCAACCCTGCTTTATCAACTGATACTGCATGTTGCGATTTTGCTGATATCTCTTGGACATCAGCTTCTTTTACAGCTAACGGTTGTTTAATTTTTAACGACTCAGCATCTGGTGACCCAGCAGTTTGTACAATTGCATTTGGTGGAGATAAAACTGTAACAAGTGGAACTTTTACAATTCAATTCCCAACAGCAGACGCATCTAACGCAATCCTTCGTATAGCATAGGGAGAAAATCCTTATGTCGGTTACCCGAACATTTACAGTTACCGTTCAGTCAACTGGTTCCGGAAATAAATATTTTATTGATGGTGTACAACAAGATACATTAACTTTAGGTGAGACTGGAACATATAAATTTGATCAAGCAGATAGTTCAAATAGTAATCACCCTTTAAGATTTTCAACAACAAGTAATGGTACACATAGCGGTGGTTCAGAATATACAACAGGTGTAACTACAAATGGAACTCCTGGACAAGCTGGAGCTTATACTCAAATAGTTGTAGCTACTAGTGCACCTACTCTTTATTATTATTGCACAGTTCACTCAGGTATGGGTGGTCAGGCAAATACAGTAGATCCCGATACATATGGAATTTTTGATTGGGGAAAAAATACATGGGGATCACAAAGTGGAATTGATGTTGTTTTAACAGGAGTGAGTTCAACATCAAGTGTTGGTACTATTTCTCCAGCAGATGTAATGGGTTTAACTGGATTAAGCGCTACATCGTCAACAGGTTCTTTATCAATTGTTTCTTCACCTACTTTTACTTTAACCGGAGTAAGTTCTACTTCTTCAGTGGGTTCTGTAGATATTGCAAACATGGTAGTAGGTTTAACAGGACTAAGCACAACATCTTCAGTGGGTTCTATTGCACCTGCAGATGTTATGGGATTAACAGGTGTATTATCAACATCAGCAGTTGGAGAAGTCACTACTTCTGGTGCAGCTGTTGTAAATTTAACGGGTGTATTATCAACATCAGCAGTTGGAGCTATAACTCCTCCGGGTCAAACAATGGGATTAACAGGTGTTTCATCAACAACTTCAACAGGATCTATTAATCCAGCAGATGTTATGGGATTAACAGGAGTACAAGCAACGTCTAGTGTAAACGATGTCGGATTAATTCTTAAATACTACGAAATACTTGGTCCAAAAACTAATACAACAGGGTATACAATTAGAACTCCTGAATAATTATGTTTGACTTAAAACTAAATAACCAATATAAATAACATTTATTAGGAGTACAAAACTATGTCATCAACATTCACAGAACTTGGTATAGAGCTAATGGCTACTGGCGAAAATGCCGGTACATGGGGAACCAAGACTAACGCAAATTTAAATCTAGTAGAACAGATAACTGGTGGATATGTAGAACAATCTATTGCCGGTGGTGCACAAACTACTAATTTACTTGTAGCTGATGGAGCATTGACAGGTAAAGCTCAAAATAGAATTATAAAACTTACAGGATCAATTACAGGTAACCAAATTGTTACTCTTCCTGTTAACATGGAAAATTTTTACATTATTAATAATGCTACTACAGATGGTAGTGGTACTCCAACAGTACAATTAAAAGCAATATCCGGTTCAGGTGCAACAGTTACTTGGGCAGCAGGAGAAAAAGGATACAAAATAGTTTATTCAGACGGTGTTGCAACAAACACAGGTATTTATGATACAGGGTTCTCGACTACAGACGGAGATGTAACTCTTACAGGAACACAGACTTTAACAAATAAAACTTTAACAGCACCTAAAATTGGTACTTCTATTTTAGATACTAATGGTAATGAATTATTTTTATTAACAGCTACCGCTTCAGCAATTAATGAATTAACTTACGCAAATGCAGCAACAGGCAATAGCCCTACATTTACAGCAACAGGTGGAGATACTAATATAGGTATCACTTTAACTCCAAAAGGTTCGGGAGCCGTGAAACTAGATTTACTTACTTTTCCAACTGTAACAGGTTCAGCAGATCAAATATTAAAAAGTAATGGTTCAGGAGTTTTATCTTTTGCAGATGCTTTTGACGGTCTTGCTCAACAAGCAGTTAAAACATCAGCTTTTACTGCAGTAGCAGGTCAATTTTTTCCAGTTAACACAACCTCAGCATCTGTTTCAATGACGCTTCCATCAAGTCCAAGTGCCGGAGACCAAGTTGGAGTTGTAGATTATGCAGGAACTTTTGATAGTAATGCTTTAGTTATTCTTCCAAACGGAAGTAAAATAGAAGGTGCTGTTGCAAGTAAAAAATTAGACACAGAGAGAGAAGGATGTGTTCTTCAATACATAGACTCAACTCAAGGTTGGTTGGCTGTAAATGGTATCAACGAAGGAACACAAGCATTAGAACCCGTAACTTATTCAGCAGACTTTTTAGTTGTTGCTGGTGGTGGAAGTGGTGCTAACTTTAACTTTGTTGGAGGTGGTGGAGCAGGTGGATATAGAACATCTACTCAAACTTTAACATCTGGAAATGCAATTACTGTAACCGTAGGAGCTGGAGCAGGTCCTGGAGGATCTGGTCAACCTGGTGTTCGAGGCGGTGATTCTTCTGTTTCAGGAACAGGATTAACAACAATTACATCTACCGGCGGCGGTGGAGGTGGTGGTAATCCCGGTCAAACGGGTGGATCT